AGACGCGTTACGCAGGTGTGCTGGAAGATTCTGATTAAATAGAGCAAGTTCGCTCATTGTCTTTCTCCTTATTTACGACGAACAACAACCGCGTAACGGCTGTCAACATTGAGACCCGGCGGATGCAGGTCAGGGTTTTCTTCAAGAAACGTAGCCATGTTGGATTGCGAGATTCGCTTCTCCAGTAACTCCAAGGCTTCGTGCTCCTTCAAGAACTCGTGGAACGAATGCCAATCGTTTGTCCAGAACCGCTTTGCTACACGGCGGCTGACCGTACCGAATGGTGTTCGTAAACTATCGCTGCCGACCACTTTGCATGCTTCGAGAAGCTGGCTTTCAATTGCTTCCAGCGACTCTTTGAGGTCAGCGTCTTCTTTCTCGTACTTGTCAGCCAACGTCTTACGGGCATCGCGTATCTTGATGTACGCCTTGACCAGCTTATCGGTTGGGATGACAGGCACCTCTGCTAGTGCTTCTTCAGTCATGTCGATCTCCAAGGGTAACTACGGCTACAGATTAGAACTATTCTTTGACACTGTCAATAGGGTCAAGGAAATTTTTGTAGAGATCGACCACGCGGGAGTGAATATCAATCTTCGCCTCCAACATGGCGTACATACGTTTCTCTACGGGGGAGCCTTGCAGGTGAACTACGGTACAGGGGTTGCGTTGCCCGGCACGGTGGGTTCGTGCGTTAGCTTGCAGATAAGTCTCCACGCTCATGACGGGTGACCAATACACAATCACGTTGGCAGCAGTTAAGGTTACACCATGCGAGGCGGCTTGTGGCTGGATTACCAGAATTTTTGGGTCAGGTTCTGTTTGGAATTTGGCAAAGATTTCGGTGCGCTTACCAACAGATACATCCCCGCTAATCACTTCGCAGGTGTAGCCAGACTTCTTTAGCTCTTCGCTAATTATATGAATGCTATGTTTATAGGGGGCGAACACAATCACCTTGTGCGTAGCCTCATCGATAACTTCTTTCAATGCTGCAACGCGATTAGATGCATCGAAGGCAACGACCTCCCCACTATCAGAGTACACCGCACCACAAGAGAGCTGTAGGAGTTTGTTCAGACTGGCAGCAGCGTTGACTGTTGTGATCTCTTCCCCGGCAGCGACCGCCACCATGTGCTTACGCAGCGTCTCGTAATACTTCATCTGCTGAGGGGTGAGCGGTATGTTACGCGTGGTGTACGTCATCTCTGGCAGGTCAAGGCATTCTTCCTTGGTGTACCTGATCGCCGGTTGCAATACGTTATGTACGATGGTCTCCGCCTGTGGGCGTGGGACGTACTTGAAGGTTGTGATCTTCTGCATCACCATGTCTCGGAACGACCCGAAGAACCTTGGCACCGACGATGGGTTAACGACACGCGCCAGCCCGTATGCATCCGTTGGAGACTGCGAAGCAGGGGTGCCCGTCATCATCCACACCCACGTACTGGGGGTCAGTACTTGATTCAACACCTTCCACCGTTTTGTGGAAACAGTTTTATAAGCGTTGGCTTCATCGACAACAATCAGGTCAAACTCGTTTTGTCTAACCGCTTCCTGAATGATGTCTAGCCCATCAAAGTTACAGATGACGAACTCCGCATCGCTGCATACTGCATCGATTCTCTTCTGGCGGGAGTGGCTGTGGGCAATCGCCACCGTGCGGTGCATGGCGAACCTAAACAAATCATTCTGCCAAGCCGACTGCATGATCGACAGCGGACACAGGACAAGCACTCTACGTATGTGGCCTAGCGACATCAGATAGTCCGCTGCCCAGATCACACTACCTGTCTTACCGGTGCCTTGCTCGTTGAAGCAGAACGCCCTGCGGTGTAACGTCAGGAACGATGCGGTTTCTTTCTGGTGATCGAACGGGCGGTACAGGCCGGGCCAGTGGTAGTGCGACATGATGGGTGACGGCACATTCTTGATACGCAGGTTCTTCAACACCTGCGCTTCCTCCAGCCCCCACTTGACCAGCACCTCGCCGCTGTTCAGTACTTTACTCTTCGGTATCACTTCCGTGATCCGTTCCGGGTATCGCACTTTTAATAACAGTGCTTTGTCTTCGATGATTTGCATGCTTGCTCCAAGGGGGAACAGGCTAAAGTGACATTTTCACAATAGCCTGCGGTGTTTCGAATTGTGTACTGCGGTACTACAACTACTTACTTCTCGCCCTTCTTGTGTCCGTTACGTGCACGGTTCTTTGAGGGTGATACTAATCTGATTCCATCGGCGTTGCTACCGCCTTTGCTCAACATCTTGACGTGGTCAATGTCTTTGCCTTTACGGCTGACACCTTCCTTGTCTAACTTTCTACGGGCACGTTGGCGTTCCATCCGATCAGGATTCTCGCCACGCTTCTTTTGCATTTCGTACTCGTGTTTGTACGGTCTAGGACTCTTCGTATAAGGCATAGTATTTCTCCGCATCGACGGAATATTCTTTAACACCCACCGAAAATATTTTTAGTATCGGTCTATTTGGGTGCTCCTCTTTAAACCATTTACGCGCCACACGCACTTTGGGGGCTATGTATGAATACACCGCCGCTTGTTTATCCGGCACTTGCGCGTTTGTAAACACCATCACGTGGTGCATGTGCCGTCTAATTCTGTTTTCCATTATGGATGCAATCAGTTACTGGGCAAAAGTTCTTGCAAGTAAAGTTGGGCTTGGCGTTCCACACGTTGACGTTTAAGCACGTCTCCAATGCATCTGTAACGTCCAACCAGTGCAACCACGTTTTACCCTTACCTTCATCGTTTTCATATTCGCGAGTAACAAAATCGTTTGCTACCAAAAACAATAGTCCTGCTTTGATCTTCTTCACTTGCGGGAAGTGCTTGAAGATTGCCAGCGACAGAAGCTCCAACTGTTTTGTGTCCGCATACTTGCTGGACTTGCTGGTCTTGTAATCGACCAGATAACACTTGTCTTTGTTGATGATGAGCAGATCAGCAATACCCCGCCACCAAACATCCTCATCCTTAAAGCCACACGGTTTGAGATTCTTATCCAACCCCATCTCGTATTCGCAGTACTTGGCACCTTTGATCTTGGTCAGTGCGTCAAGCTGCGGTTTAATAAATTCGAACTTCTTAGGGATAGGCGTACCATCCCGCACGTATTCTTCCGCTGCTTTGTGTACCGCGCTGCCATATAGCAGATGCTCCTGTGGTGGCTCAACAATATCCTTTTCTATCCGCAGCCGGTAGTATTTTTGAGGGCATTGCTGGAACAGGCTGATGCTGCTGTACGACCATGTGTACTTCATATTTTTCTCTGGCATGCGAACGCCTGAATGTCCACGCGGAAAGCGCCAGCGAACTTGCAATCGCCAGCGATACGCCCTTCAGTCTGGACAGCACCGATCCACAAACCTAGCAGGAACATGACAACCGCCCACAGGGACTTCGCCCAGATGTTATTGATGAAGGCCAGCACCTTCTTGTAATCGATCATTTCTGTTAGCACGTTAGCATTCCCCATAGGATTCAGCGACTCCTGATTCGCAGTTAAGCGGTAGACCGGTTGCCCACGCGGGAGTCCATCGCATACAGTCCTCAACATACGCTTGCGCCACATCTGCTTCTTCTTTCGGTGCAATACAAGCGACGGCATCATGCACGGTAAGTACGGTTTTGTACCGTTTACCGATCTTTAACATCTGCTCCGCAATAACGCATCGGGCGAGTGCTTGGCATAGGTTCTCCACTACCTTACCGCCATACACCTTGGTGAAGCCCATCCGAGTCTTGTACTCGTAATGTGCCCGCCCCTGCGCATCCGACACCTTGCGTAGTTCCGCGTAGCGTAAAGGAAGCCCATTGGGTAGGATAAAGCCACACCCCTCTGCGTCGAACTGTAACACGCCTTTCCTGCCTACGGAAGCCGCCCGTTTCAAAATCATGGACTCCAGCGAGCTGTTCGCCGCCTGCCACAGTTGTGGTATCTGGGCGTAAGTGCGCCGGTATACGTCAATAATCCGCTTACATTCATCCAACGGAATGTCCACGTTGAAGGTCTTTAGCTGGGCTTGGAACTTCTCGCCGCCCATGCCGTAACCCGCCCCAAGGATTGTCGTTTTACCAACAAAGCGTTCGTCTTTACTAATATCTTCGACCGGTTTGTTATAAATCGCCGAAGCCATGATCTTGTATACGTCCTCGCCCTTGGCAAACGCCTCGACCAAATCATCCTGCCCAGCCAGCCACGCCAGCGTCCGCGCCTCGATCTGCGAGGAGTCGGAGTCAATCATCACGTAGCCCTTGGGTGCCCGGATCGCCATCTTCAGCTTGCCTGCGTTGTCCCCCCGGCTTGGCAGGTTCTGTAGGTTGACCTTGTCATCCCCGCCCCACCGCCCTGTATGGGCTGCGTAATATTTAAGTGGCACCGGTAGCTTGCCGCGCTTGGCGATGTCGATGAAGCGTTGCGTCCGGGTCTCCTCCAGCGTGGTCTTGTTCCCCAGCCGAGCGGACACCAGCACTTGCACCCGTGGGTCAGGGTGCTTTGCCAATTCCTTAAACGCCTCGTCTGTCTTGGCGAATGCCCAAGCTTCCTTGCCAGTGGTTGCGCTAATCTTTCTGGGTGGGTCAACTTTCAGCGCCCGCAGCAGCTCCGCAAACTTGTCGTTGGACATCAGCGTATCTTTGTCTGCCTTAGCCGCCTCCAGTAGGCGCTCCTTCCGCGCTTTGACTTCTTCCAAATGCTGCTCGAGTAGTGGCAAGTCCAACTCCAGCGATGGCTCGATGAACATCCGCAGCGTAGCGTCAATCACCTTCAGCTCTTGTGTAGGGAAGTCAGCGTCCATCATCAGTTGAAAGATGTCGGAGCACAGGTCAACATCGTTCTTGCAGTACTCGCCATACCGTGCAAGTTGTGCAGCAGAGAAGTCCTGCCTACGCAGCCCCAGTGCGTTGATTACTTCTTCGCCCTTGACACCCACGTTGTAATGTTCCGCCAGCTTCGCGAGGCTACCGCCGACACTGACTCCATGAATAGCACGTGCCATCGAAAGAGTGTCCAGCCAACCTTTTGGCGTAACCCCGAAAAGCCACGACAGTATGGCCCCATCAAACGCGGTGTTGTGTGCGAGGACGAAAGAGTCTTTCCAATTGTACTTATCGAGAGCCGCCTGTATCGCATTGTGATCCCCGCTGAACCATTGCGTCTCCTCGTCATTCTCTTTTATCCCCACGCCAATAACTTCAAATCTATCATCCCGTACGTACTCCTCAGTTGTTAGCTTTGAGAAGCCGAACTCTTTGCTGTAGTAGGACTCGAAGTCCACCGTAATTAAATTCATGGTTTTAGTTTGTCTAGCTTCCATTGAGTGAAGGTCTGTATCTCAGCTGGGCCAAACGGCAGCTCCATTTGCTTTTCGTAAAACGTCTTTCTTTCCTGAATCTCCAGC